CAGAGCAAGCGGCTTGATCAGCGCCTGCCCAAGCTCGCCCGAGTAGTTGGCAAGCTCATCAAGCTTCTGGCCGAGTGCGCTCAGCAGAACCTGCAGACCGAAGCCGTCCTCTTGCAGCACTGCGCCCAACACGCCACCCGCGATCGAACCCGGGCCGCCGCCAAACAGAAGCGGGAAGCCAGCACCCAGTGCCAGGTTCTCAAGCCGCTTGCTCTGCTTCTTCGCTGCCTCGTCAGCGCGTCGCTCAGCTTTGCGGTCAGCGTTTCGTTGCGCTTTATCAGCGTCCTTAATACCTTTCTTCTTCAGATTGTTGAGGTAGTTCTGACGGCGAATAGCGGTCTGGAAGCTTTTGGTTGCTTTGGTCTCACGCAGCGTTTCAATGTCATTAACCGCTTTCCGCTCTGCTGCGCGGTCAGCTTGGACACGCCGACGAACTGCACTGCCAGCATCCTGACTGAACGCTTTGAAACCGCTTCCTTCCCGTGACTTCTCGCTGGAACGTACGTTCTTCTTAATCGTCTCGTATAGACGTGTTTGCTCCAGGCGCTGCCTGCGGATGGCCTCGGCTTGGCGGCGGAGGATCTCGCTGCGGCGATCCTCAAGCTCCACCTGCTTTTTGGCGAGTGCGTTGTAGACATTGATGTCATAAGTTATCTTGCCCCAGGATCTACTTACCCCGCGTAAACGCCCGTCTAAAGCGTTGACCGTATCCACCATCAAGTTGAGGCGTTTGGTCAACTGACTTACAACCTGCAGCTCTTGATTTAGAGAGCCAAGTTGTTTGTCAAAAAGACCTGTTAAGAGGGCTGTAGATGCAAGGACACTAACAATCCCGCCCTGAAACTTCTTAAACGCTTCAAACGCTTTATTTACATTTTGCTCTAGCTTTTTAGTTTCTATTGCAAGTTTATTTGCACTACGTATCTTTACGTCTACTTGCTTGATACGCTCCAGGCGCTTCTCAAGCTTGTTGAGGTCCTTGTTGAGTTGTTCTACTCGTAGGCGTAGCTTAATATCAACGTTTTCCTGGCTGGCCACGGCGCGCTGACGAGTCTTCCAACCAGTCTAGGAACATCAAAAAAGCCGCCTACCGGCGGCGTTTCTTGGCGTCTTGGAGCTGCTTACGCTCCTGCTCACTCAAGTAGCTGAAGTAGCAAGACCAAAGGATCAACTCTTCTTCTGTTACCTCAGACCACAAACGAGTCAGGGTCATCCCTAGCTCTTTCGCGACACCGAAGCTCAGAAGAAGCCAGTTGTCCTTTGACAGCTCAGTCGTCGTCGCTTTTGAAGTCGAGTTCTTCGTCCTCTTCGTCCGCTCCCAAAACGGCCAAAAGCATTTTTTGGAGGTCAGAATCGCGGACGCTGTTCTTCAGGGTTGCCACGTCGCCAGGAGTGAACAGGCGTTGACCGTTCTCGTCCAGCGCTTTACGCACCAGCAGCTGGAGAGCGAAGGCGCCGGGGTCTTCGCTGCGGGCGTCTTTCTTGGCACGATCACGCTCAGCTGCGGTTAGCGGCGTGACATAGAAAACGACCTCATCACCAGATTCAAGGGTGATCTCTTTCCTTACAGGATCAAGGCGTGCGGCCTTGACCAGCTTGTCAATAAAGCGAGTCGCTCCAGCCATAAATCGAGGGGGTTACTTAAAAAGTGTAGCGCAATAAAAAAGGGGACCCGTCCGGTGTCCCCTTAGTATCCCTCGTGCGCCTTTTCAGGCTATCGATCAGTTGGAGAGACCGAAAGCAGAGGTCATCTTCTTAACGGAGAAGCTCAGTTCGGCAGTGGTGGCGTCGTCGGGGTTGACCGAGAACGACATGCCGGTGATGTTGATTTCCGCTTCGACGTACAGCGATGCGTCGTCGTCGATCACGCCGTTGCTCACCTGGGTGCAGACGTACAGCTTCACCTTGGCGCCAGACTGATCTCGCAGAAGCGAAGAGCCCAGCAGGCGGTTGCTGATGTTGTTCTGGTCGCAGGTGAAATAGACCGTCATGCTGCCAGTGGCATTGGCATAACCGGCCTGGGTCGAACGAAACGCAGCCAGCTTGTCGCAACCAGCACTTTCAGTGCCGGAAGTGACGCAGGGCAGCGTGGTCACGTCCAGCTCGTCACGTGAGATCTCAAGTGAAAATTCGCGTACCCCGCAGACTGCGTACCAGTCAGCAAGCTGGATGTTGATGTGGGCAGGAAGGGGGCTGTCGGCACTGCCGGTGCCGCCGTCGCCGTTCATTGCGATTGCGGTGCCACCCTCGTTCAGTGCAACCTGAATGAAGGGGTGACCACCCTCTTCGCCGGTGCCAACGACGTAGTAGCCAGTCAGGCCCGGTCCAATGGTGGAAACAGCTGCAACTTCAATCGAGAAGCTGGCGGTATCACCAATGTCGGTAGGCGCAGCACTAAGCAGATCGCCAGCGCTGTACCCCGATCCACCGGCGACCAAAGTGGCGGAAGTCACGTTACCGCCAGCGCCGACGACAACGTTGGCAGTAGCGCCAGTGCCGTTGCCGCCAGTCAGTGCAACTCCTGAGTAGGTGCCGGCGGTGCCGTCCGAAGACGAAACGAAATCACCAAGCGTCAGAATCTCACCCGCGACCACGCGGGGTGCTGCGCTGCGAACCAGGGCAGTGTCCAAAACACCGCCGTCCTCTTCCACAAAGACGACAACGTCGCCAACGCGGAAGTCCGACTCGCAAGGCAGAGCAATCCGAGTGGCATCAGTGCCAGTGCCAAAAGGTTCGAAGTCACGAACGCAAACCGTTGATCCAGGCGGTTTGAATTGAATGGAGCCTTCCTGTCCTGTAAGGACGGAATCTGAGCAAAGTCCGGCCATAAAGCCTCCAGAAGTGGTTGGTTGTAGGGCGTACCAGTTCGGGGGACAACTGGCGAGCCAGCACCGCTAGCTACCTGGATTTTATGGCTCTTCGTACGTGGCTACTACACCACAACGCATAGATACTAGGAAATAAGGGTTGCCGTCTAAAGCAGTAAATGTTGGCCCAATGATGGGGTCCACTCTCCCTAGCACTCCATTAACTCGGGCTTTTGGCCTTGTATTCAAGGCGTAGAGCGCGGTCATGATGTCCTCGGCTACTGCTTGAGCACGAGCTGGACCGTAACCCTTCTCCACGTAGACCTCGACGACAAGTACACCCCGCAAATCTTCTAAAGCACAGCCAATGGCTATCTGAGCAGTCTCGCCAAAACTCAGTCGTACCAGGGCGTATTCCAAATCAGATCCACTATCTGGGACGATCTGGTTCTCGTACCGCAGGGGGATACTGAGATCTTGTAGTACATCCTCGATGGGCTGCTCGAAATAGCGGCGTACCTCTTGAAAAGTCATCAGCTAAATGCCTGTTTCTTTGCTTGGCTTAGCGCCTTTTTGGTTGTTGCCGCCACACGCTTGGCCATGACGCCACCGTCGACGTACAGCGCGTACCAGTCCTGAACGGCTGAGGCTGTGTCGGGGTTCTTGACTCGACCGGGAACGATGTCCATAGCGATGGCTCGATACACCATCTGATTGCCAATTGTGTAGACAACACCGTTTTGAATGGTGGCGTCGGGAATGGCAACAGCAGTGACCTGCCTTGGCCTTCTTTTATTTGGCCGCTCAACCGGTCTGCGGTTCGCGGGGATGTCGACGTCTCCTGAACGCACCACCCAAGACTCCTCGAAGTCGCCGCTGTAGTACGGGCCAACTCGTTTGAGGTCGTAGACGACTGTCTCGGCTACGTCCTCCGCAATTTCCTTGCTGGCAATCTCGATGAAGTTGCGGAGGTTCTGCAGTTTCATTACTGGGGCCTCGCGATGATCACGAAGAAGACGGGGTTCTCACCGCGGTAGGTCGTGGGGTCGACCACCTTCATCTGTTGCGTTCCACCGTCGTAGGGAACTTCGAAGTAGTCGCCGACATTCACGTAGTGGTCGGACAGCTGGTCTGGGTCGATCAGGATCTTGACGTCGTTCTCTTGGTAGAGACCCTCGTACTCGGTGATGTCCAGCTTCGTGATCACGATCTTGACGTCGATTCGCGTCTCGTCCTTTGTGATCGAGCCAGTGGCTGGGTCGTAGGTTGTGCCGTCCGCCTGAATGAACACAGCGGGTTGACCCCACTCGTCGATCAGTGGGGCTGCCAGTGAGCCGAAGACGTCGTCGACCTTAGACATCAGTTCCTAAACAGACGAATCATGCGGCCAGCACCGTTGCTGATGATGACGGCCCAGCAGCCCAGAAGGTCTCGCAACCATGGGTAGTTCTGGATGATTTCAGGGTCGCCGCAGCTATCACAGCTGGAAGACTCGGAATTGCTGTACTCCGCGTACTCGATTTCCAAGACGTCTAGCTTTTGACGCTTAACGAAAGTGCCGTCCTGCGTCGTGTTACCCCCGCCCCCAGTAATTGGGTCAGTCGTAGCTTTCGCGAACTGGAACGCCAACTCGACTTCGGCTGCTTCAACCTCGTACGGAATCAGGGTGCAGACCGCCTCAACACCGTCGCAGGAGGCGTTCTTACGCGGCCACTTCAGACGTTGTGTCGACTCGCAGCGATCGCCTACATAATCGAGTGTTTCGAGCCAGCGGGTGGCCTGGATTAGAGCCAGCGCTTTCTCGTCATCGCTGTAGGCTGCCCACTCCGTCGCGTAGCTCGTGTTGTCTGCGTAGGTGTCGGCCCACGCAACTGTGACGTAGGAGTTACTCTCCTCTCCGCCCAAAGTCGCGTCTAGGGTCGCCATCAGACGTACTCCACATGGGTTATTAGAAACCCGCTGCTTAGCAGGAATGACCTCATTTTATTGAGATCCTCCCTAGGACACTCGAACAGCTCAAAAATGCCTGCCTTGTAGGCATGGACGCGTGCCAGGTTGATCACAGCCGAGGCTTCGGGGTGTCTCCCTAAGCCTACGCGCAGGCAGAAAAAAGGGCCCCCCGAAGGGAGCCCTGAACATTCCGACATCAGACTATGGGATGATGCCAGCCAGAGGGCTGTTGACGTCAACACGGACGATCGGCACAAGCTTGGAGGTCTGGTAAGCCAGAGCCCAGTTGCTGCCGGTCTCAAGGTCGGCGTTCTCGGGGTTGTCGCCAGCTGCGGTCCAGCTGGTGCCCATGATGTGCTGACCGTAGTGGTAGTCAAGGCTCATCACGTCCTGCTTGGACAGGATGTTGCGGTCCACCTCAGTACGCAGCTCCTGCTGCACACCTTCGTTGATCACACCGCCACCGAAGAAGTAGACGGGGAAGCAGGGGTACTCGCCGCTGGTGCCGGCGTTCAGAGGAGCCAGCATGTCGTCAACGATCACACGGCAGCCCATGAAGTAGGCCACGTCGTCGCTGCGGAGGTTGATGCCGCCGCCACCCCACTGGATCTGACCGCCGTCGACCAGGGAGGAGGAGCTGAAGGTCAGCGCGCCAACCTGCACCAAGTAGTAGTAAACGGAACTGTGCATCGCAACGGCAGCCAGGTCGCTGCCGCGCTCACCCAGAGCTGCACGAGCCTCTGCTGCAACAGATGCAGTCAGGTAGTTGGACTCGCTAGGAGGGGTAGAGCCAGAGCACTTGTCGACCACGTTGTCCACCAGAGCGGTGTCAAACAGGCCATTCAGCTGAGCCAGCAGAGTGCCGGTACGCAGCCTGAGGATGGCGCGGGTCAGGTAGCTGCGGATGGCAGCCATCGGATCAGCACCAGAACCCAGCGAGCTGAGGTCATCCACCGCGTAGCTGAAGCCGCGGTGCATGATGGTCATGATCTGCTCGTCCGCAGTGATTTTCTGCGGAGTCAGATAGCCAGCGCCGTTGGTGCCCCAGGTGCTGTTGGACTCGATCACTTCCTCGGTGGGGCTGATCGGCTGGAAGAAGGGCACGCGAACGCGCACGCCGCCAGCACGGCAATCCAGAGCGCGGTTACGCACCATCGCACCCGACTGGATGAAGGGGCAACGCTCAAAAATCTCCTCGGAGATGTAAGCCAGAAACTCGGGACGAGTAACTAGATCAGGCAGAAAAGTTCCGCCGTCATAGTTTTGAAAAGGTGCAGCCATTTTGGGCCTCTAAATTACTATTTGCGGGCCCGAGATGCTTCGGCTTTTAGTGCCTTAGCAAGATCGGGATTCTCAACCTCAAGCCTTAATGCCTCCGTCAGGTTGCCGTTCCGGTAAGGGTTCTCACGACCCGGTGCAACACTCGCAGCTGGTGCGGCACCCATTCCCTGGGCACCCGATGCGCCAAAATGATGCTGCCATTCGGTTGACTGCTTCAGGTTCGCCAAATACTCTCCAAGTGGTTGCTCTACGCCCCCGTTGAGCACCACAGGATTGCCTTCGTCGTCCTGGCGCAGCTGCGATTGCAGCAGCAAATACATCTGTTGCGAATTGACCGCTCCAGCCGTATTGATTTGGCTTAGTGAAGCGGCGCGGAGACGGTCTTGCTGACGCTCTTGCGTTGTTTGCGCAAGTTTGGCTTTCAGTTCGACGATCTCGGCCTCGCGGGCTGACACCGATTTCTTGGCGTCCTCCCATAGTTGGCGAAACTGGCCCTGCTCCTCTAGGGATTTTTGGGTCGCAGCTTGCTGGGCGTTGCGGATACCTGCCAGCTCCTCGCGGATCTTGACAAGCTCGGCTTCGGCTTCGCGTGCCTTCTTCTCTGCTTCCTTGGTGTGCTTACGCTCCAGGCCAAGCTTGAGTTTCAGGTTCTCCTCCTCGGCACTGCCGGTCGGAGCCTGTGAAGGCATGACGGGTTTGTTGAGAAGAGCGGGATCCACGGCCACGGGCTCGGTGGTGCTGGTCACGGACTCAGCAACCGCTTGGTCCTCAGACATAAAAAACCAGAGGTTTACGTCTGAATTGTAGTACCTATTAACGCTTGGGGTAATTAGCAATGAAGGCGTCGAGCTTGCCCTCGATGCGGATCATGTAGTCCTCGAAGCTCTTCAAACTCTCCTTCAACTCGCTGCGCTGGACGTAGTTCTGCGCAATCCCGATCTCAAGCTTGTCGATCCGGTTGTCCAGCTTGCTTATTCGGTCATGCACTGTGTTCACTCGGCCGTGCAACCTATTAGTAAGCGCTGCCGCGCCCGCTGCCATCGCTATTAGTGCTGATACTCCCGCCTCGACCATCGCAAAGAAAAAGGGGGCATCGCTGCCCCCCAATTCTATTTGCGTGCTAAGGCCGTCAGCTCACGCGGACGCGGACGTGAC